TAACTTAGGTAAATTACCAACGTCGATATAGAAAATTCTTCTTTCTGGTGCTCTTGAGATACGATAGATAACAGTCGCATCTTCAATCATACGCAACTGATTTAAAGGTTTAATTGCTTTATGTAGATAAGATAAAACAACTGCACGACGAGAATCCATAAGACCAGAAACAACAGAGATAATAGAATCTGTAGTGATTCTAACGCCGACAGGACCAAAATTAGAAGAAGATGTTGATACTAACTTATCATTAAAAAGATAATATTCATTAACAACATCCATCACTTCTGCACCAGTTCTATCATCTTTTCTCTTTTTGATTTCTCTTACTTTACGCAGTTTTCTTGGATCAATATAACGCAGTTCTTTTATACCTTGCGTTGGATTTTCACGGTCTATTAAGATATGATAATACAATCTACCATCAATATAATACCGTCTAAAAATATCTGCCGCCATATTGTTGTAATTCAACAACTTTAATAATGTAAGGAACTCTGCCTTAATGGCATTTTTGATTTTCTCTGGTTGTTTTAGATTATCTAAAATAATTTTGATAATTGTTCCGTCATCATCTTGAGATATTGCTTCATTAACAATATCGTCAATTGCAGACTCAATTTCTGGTTGCATTGCCATTTCACGGTACCGAGATATTAATTCGACCTCGTTTTTCGCGGTACCGTCTAAATCAACATAAGTTCCATAATATGCAGCGGAACTTATGGTTAATGCACCATCATCATTATTAGGAGGTGTAAAAGATGGCTGAGCAGCTGCTTTCTCAGCATCATCTTTGCTTATGGTAAAACCAAAAAGACTAAATTTATTTGCCATTATATTATCCTATTCACAACTTAAACCACAAAATATTTAGGTGGTTGTTGGAACTGATTCCCACCACTGGTAAGCAAATGTTACCTGATATTCTTCAATAGAATCATTGCTACTCCAATCTAAATCGATTGGTGCAACATCAGTTGGGAACATTCCAATAAAGTTGTATTCTTTCAATGTGTCACCAGTTTTTCCAAATTGCGTAACTTTAGCATCTGATGTATACGATACAGGAGATTTTGCGTTTGTGTTACGAAGATTACCTCTATGACTATTGATAGCATTCATCCAAGATTCCATAGAATTTCTAATTGTGAAATCTTCGTCATTGATAATCTGTAATGTCCAATCAGCAAATGTTCTGTTACCTGCAAACTTTACTTCACGACCAAAATAGAAAACTGGAACTTGTCCAATTGTAGAACCTGGTAATTGTGCTGCTCTAGCCATAAAAGTTAATTTCTGACTAGAGGCTACTCCGTTTGATGCAATAACTGGAAATGAAAGTGATACTGAAAATAGATTGGGACGGGCACCGTCCCCTATCATATTTGCTCTAAATTCGGCTACGTTGAATGCCATTATTAAATCTCCTTTATTGTTTTATTTATTAGAACTGTCCAACAATCTCACTAAAGTTAACACCAGTTCTCACAGCAACAAAGTTCAATTGAATGAAATTAATTGAACGAGCAGGCTTCACATAAATGTCTCCAACAAACTGATTGGAATCTATAACTTGAGGCGTATTATTTGTTGTATCACAAACAACACGGAAGTCATAAATGCCTCTACGACCTTGTACATCACGCAAGAAAGGTGTGACTAACGCAACAAATTGAGAGCGAGTAAATTCATCATTAAATTCAAACAATGAATATTTAGATGCTTGTGCAATTGTTTTTTCTAATACGATAAACAATCTACGAACATTAATTCTATCAAAAGCAGATGGTTTTGTTGTAAAAGTTTTGTCGCCAAACAATACAGTACCTTGTCCAGGGAAAGTTCCGACTGGATTAATACCTAAAGGATAAATCGTATCTCTTTGTGCCTTTGTAGGATTCCATGCCAATTTAACAACATTCTTGAGTGTACCACGATTAAAACCAGCAGGCGAATACCACGGGTCTCTAACATTATCTGTGTTGACGCAGAGTCCGGCAATGTCACCGTTCAATGGAATCCAACGATAAACATTGTTGTATTTGTCAAACATGTATTTCCAACCAGAATCAGCAACAACATATGTAGATGCTGTTAAACTGTTTGCCCAAGTTGTTAACTTAGTCGTTTCAGTTCCTACCTGATTTACAACATTTGAAGACGGCGGAGAAATGAATGCGATACAATCTTTTCTAGTTTCTACTATACTTCTGACATAAGTTTGTACTGTTGTGCTTGCATCACCAGTCGCAATTAACGAAATATCTACTTCATCTGGATTTGCAAATAAATCATAGGCTGTTTGTAGATTTGCGTCAGATGGTGTAACATCTGTTCCACCAGCCAATTGAACTGTAGTTGATGTGGCAACTGTTGCATATGAAGTGCCATTTGCTAATGGTGTTCCCCATGTGGCATTAGTTGTCGCATAACTAATTGGATCCATTGCATAGACATATTTTGAATTATTAAAGATATAATTCTTATAATAATTTGAATTTCCTAATGTATCTTTTGCGTCACTTGCCTTTGAAAGGTATGGAAATACTTCTAAAACTTGGTTCTTAACACCAGTGAACAATCCATTAGTATCTAAAACAATAATATGCAATTCATCATTGGCTGCACCGGCAGAACTTGCTTGTGTTGATGTTCCTGGTGCGCCAGGGAAATACGAAGCAACATTAACACTATTAACTTGCCAACCGGTAAAACTAGCACCAGCATCCAAAACACCAACAGTTAATGAATTGCCCAACGATCCAGGATACCGTGCAACGAATGGACCTGCGACGTTTGCGTTATTTCCAGAAAGATAAGAATACTGAAAATCATCTTCGTTATTAACACGAATTGTAGAAGACGTATTTGCGTCTGCATTATTTGCAGATGCCGAAATGGCACGAACAACTCTTAAATTGTTTCCGTATGCCAAGAAACTTGCAGCAGTATAGTAAGAAATATATGTATTGGAGTCAGGTTTCGTGAATGTGGAAAGCAATTGCGATTCCGAACTGATCTGAATTCTTTTGTTTGCTGGACCCCAATTGAATGCTCCAGCAAAAGCACCGGCAGTAGTAAGTACTGAAGGAATGACTGTTGTCAAATCAACTTCTGAAACTGTTACTCCTGGAGATATTGAAAATGCCATTTTTGTCTCCTTAAATTATTTTTCTATTTATTTGCAATCAATCATTTATTCATATTGATATTTATGAATACGAGTGTTTAGAGATTTTTATGAAAGTCCCTTATATAACTTCCGTAAGTGGGCCCGCCATCAGCAAGTTCCCACAAATCTCCACCCATCAATTCAAAAGGACTTTCAAGGCCCGTTTCTATGATTGGTGCCGGCAGAACATCTTCGTCATGTTGATTCATATTTTCTAACTGAAGTTGTTTTCTAATATCATGATTTACAATTTCTCTAAAATATTTTTGTGTCGTTGCCCATGCGAAAATAACTAGTGCCATTGCAAGGTCATCATTTGCACCTTCTTCTGCTGCAAAAGATGTTTTATTTGCAACAAATGTCGTTAACTCCGAAATTGTATCAAAATCTTGTACCACCAATTTATTACCTTCAATTAAAGTTTTTAGATTGGAACAACCGATTCTCTTGACGGCAGGTGACATTTTGAGGCCCATTTGCACACCTCTGCCAAAACCAGAAGAAAGTTGTTGTGGTTTTTTGTTGCCAGTAAATACTTTTAAAAGGTTTTCATATTCTAAATCTTGATGTATGACATCTGCCACTTGTGGGTTGTTATTTATTTCTACCAAAATATACGCATCATTGTAATACTTTGCCGCATTATAAATGACTGTTGGAAATAATATTGGTGAAATCGCAGCATTTTTATAAACTGCAACTTGTTTGTACGGTGTTGTCGATATATCAATCACACAAAATACAGATGAGTCCATATTTCTGCCTTCGGACACATCCACAATAATTGCGTATAGGTGGTCTTTTTTCTTATCATCATCACCTTTAATTGGGTGTTCATATATTAAAATATTATCATGTTGTGCAATCGGTTGTTGATATACCAATTGCTGTAGTTTTGTGCCTGAAATTAATGTGTTTGTGGATCCTAAGAATTCAGTTTCAAACTCTTGTCTAAACTGATGTTCTGATGTATTTTTTATTGTTTCTTCTTTCCATTTTTCATCTCTTCCTGGTACCATAGACCAGTGAATTTCAAATGGAATATAATTGTTTCTCTTGTTAACGGCATCTGTCCATATCTTATAGAACAGATTCATACCGTTAGGAGTGGAAACAATAATGATTTTTGTTTTTGTACCAGCAGTAATAACAGGGTAAACAGACGTAAAAAACTCATTGGCGATATTACCTGGCACGAATGCAAACTCATCTAGAAACACGATATTAAACGATCCTGACCGTGCCGCAGACGAGGAGGTCGACGATGCAACGATCTTTGACCCGTTCTCTAGTTCGACATAACTTTTGTTCCAGGTGATGACACCTTGTTGTAACCATTGCGGTAAGTTTTCGTATGCGAGTTGATACTTACCTAAAATATCTCTTGCCGTTTGTCCTCGATTAGCAAGAATTGCAATGTTTTGTGAGTCTTGAAACAGAGATGCCCATAGTAGATATGCAACTGTTGTGGTAGTTTTACCAACCTGACGAGGGCATTTCGTAATAACAAATCTATTTTCATGAAAGATTTTGACCATTTCTTCCTGAAAATCATACAATTTAAATGGTACTAGACCATCATCTAGTGTGATAATTTTTATATACTTTGCAAAATAAATTGGATCTTTAGCACACTTTATATACTCTTGTACCTGTTCTTCCGTGTACTGTATATCAACGCCAACTCTTTTGAGTAACGGATTGTCACGATAGTTGTCTTTCATTATTGCCTTTTAACAATTTGCCCAATTCTGCCGTAGATCCAACAAATATTGCCTTATCTATAGTTGTATTGTTTGTTTCTTTCTTGCCGTCCATTTCACGCATCTGTTTTTGTATTGTCAATAATTCTTTATTTGCATCGACTACGTTTTTTAGAATACCACCAAAGACTTCAAATGCGCGTGGATGTTGAGATTGTTTTGCAATCTCTAGTATTTCTTCCATCGCCTCTTGACCCTGGTCAATAATACCTTGCAAGTTTTCTTTTGACTGTTGATATGCATCAGTTAAATCTTGTTTCAAATCAGGTTCATTATATCTAGTCGATACTGTAGGAAGTTTTTCTTTTTTTGGTTCTTCGACTGGAACTAAATCAAAAACTTCTTCCATATTTTTTTCGAAAGTGTTCATAAATTATTATACTACTCCTGTTCCATAAATCATCCATGTATTAGACGCCACTTGTAGTAATGTTGCAACACCATGCGTTATAACATTACGAGAAGCAGAGGTTGTATTACCTGCAAGATACATCGTCACACCTGTATTTGGAGTCACAGTCACATTGGCGCCTGCTGTTGTTCTTGAGACAACCATAATTGTTGTGCCATTTGAAAACGACGCATTCGATGACCAAGGGATGTATAAATTAACATTTGCTGATTGTGTATAGTACAGATGTTTACCCGCATCTGTTTGAACTAAAGTATAATTTGCAGTTTGCGCATTTTGTGGAAAAGTTTGTGCCGCAGCGTTTATGTTTGTATTTGCGGTGTTTAGAGCTCCTTGCAAATAAATGGTATTCGAAGAAGCAGTATTTGCTTTATCAAAAGAAGATTGTGCCAGTACGTTTGCTGAATTTGCTTTGTCAAAAATTTGACCGTCAATCGAATAGTTTGAATTAATTTGTTGCGTCACATAAATTTCTGTTGCAATTCTACTTCCACCAACAGTTGTGCCATCATGTACAGTAATCGTTTTATTTGTGGTATCAATTATTAATTCACCGTTAGCGCCTGTCGTATTTGCAATTGCTGTGTTTGCGTATCTCTTAAATTGTAATGTTCTAGACATTTGAACTATCCTTTAGTTTAAATCTGTAATATTTTCTTCTAATGAATTTAAATCGTCTACGCCAACCTGTACTAATGCATCACCATCAAAGTTTGCAGGTATATTCAACCCTTCTACAATATTTGGAAATTCCATCGTTGTTGTTGTGTATGCATATGTGTTTCCAACATTTGCGTCAGTAGGTGTCGGAGTAACATAAATTTTGGCCAATTTAGTTTCACTATCATAGTCATAGATATTTGCAATAGAATTTCTAATCAGTCCGACATTACCAGCAGCCTTGCCATATATGTATGCTTTTGCGGTAAAGTTTAAAGTCCATATAACATATCGTGTTTCGGATTCTCTATTCCCTTCATAGGTGATATCATTGCTCACACTCTTTAATATAAGTGGAATTTCTTTTGTTACTCCCATTTCTTCTATAAGGTCAACTTTAATCGTGTAATCTGGTGTAAAATATGGTAAAATATGTTCGATTAATTGTGCGCCATCTTCTATATTTCTGACGTACAAATATAACGTATAATCTAAATCATATGGTACTGGATTATACTGTGAACTAACTGCTCCGGTACTTGCTCTTGTAAAGGTTCGAACATTCGTATTTAATTTTCTAGAAGAATCGTAAGAAATATCGTTTAGAATGTATGAGAACCTTGGTAAAGTGACTTGGACTTGTTTGTCTAAATCTGGATCGCCTTCTAAACGAGAAACATATAGTTCTTTTGTGCCGTATGCTATCGGAACTATTAACCTTTCTTGTTCGGTTTCATCTAAGTTGTACCGAACCATTGTGATATTATTAAACAAATCACCAAATGCTAGTGTTATTTTCCTTATGATTCTATTGTAAGTTATATTTGCCATTAAATATCACCAAAAGGATTGATTTCTGAAGTGTTGATGATCTGATTGGCAGCATCTTCGATAAATTTATTGTCGAAGTTTTCATTCTTTGGTGCCGTTTCCATCGCATCATAGTCTGTAACATAACGATATGCACCGCTTGTTTCGCCGTACACATAGGTGTTGGATGCAAATTCACCATTTATATTTGTTATTGAAAGTGTGCCATTAGCAGAATTCCAGTATTGCAATGTTGCATAACAATAAGAATTTGCAGAAGTTCCATCTAAAGACTGGTACACAGTTTCTCTTAACGTAAATGTTCCGGATCCTGCCGTTGTCGTAGGATTCTGAATACTTGGATATATTGTAATTTGAGAAACAGCAAATAGTCCAGATATTGTTATGTTTAGAGATAATCTGTAATCATTTAATGCAAAATTAGAAATTGCTGTTATTGTTGCTGTTATCGTACTTGAACTATAGTCTGGTATTAAGAATTGTACTGTATCACCAACAGATAAATTATCTAAACTATCAATAAACCCAGAACCGGTTGCACTAAACACCAATTTATTAACGTCAAAAAGACCAGATGACCATTCCAAACTGGTGTATGTTGTCTTTGTATCTTTGATGACATTCAAATTGATTGTATATCCAGAATCAAGAACAATATCGTCGATAGAATCGACACCAGTTTCAATAACTTCTTGTGCATACTTGAATTTCTCTAGTTCTAATTCGTAGAAATATGGTACTTTTCTTCCCAACATGAAGAAATCTTTTGTCTGATTTGTAAATTTGATTTCATATATTTCACCTGTTCCATTTAAAAACGGTATATAAATCAAATCACCTTCTCTTGGTCTACTGAAATTATTCTGTTGTACTCTTTGAGAGAACGATCTCTTTGAAAGTATTACATTAACATTGTTTTTAATTTCAAGACCAAATTTAGAAAAGAATTCTTTTTCTCCCATATACTCTGTCGAACTTGATAAGTACAATTCTAATGGAAATGCAGTTCTAAATTTCTTTGTTGGATCCTCACCAAACAACAAGTCTCTTGCAGCATCATTATCGTTTGGTAAATAAAATGCATCAAAGCCCATTATCTTAATGGACTCCACAATCAAATCTTCAATTACCCTTTGTTCTGCATGGGAACCATAATTATTAAAGTATACTGATGTTGCCATTTTAATTTAAGAAAAATTCTAACGGTGCACCATAATTAGTTTGCATTTGTTCTTCAAGTTTTGTGATTTCTTCCATTGCTTCCTGAAAAACTTTATCTCCATTAAGCGTTACGCCACCAGGCAATTGTAGACCGGCGAACTTTTTCATATTATTTCCCCAAGTCCTTTTGATTAGTGCCGTTGCATATTCTTTTAACCAACGATCATTCCATACTTTTGAGTATGTCGTTGGATCGATTACTGCATAACATTCTGCAATAACAACTGTACCGACCGGTGCTTCATAATTTCCCCATGCCCAATCGATATACAATCTCTGCATATGTCGTTGAAAACGAATTGGCACTTCACCAGAAAACAATATCTCCAATGACCTTAAATGCTGCATCGTCATTGTATAGTTGATATACGATGCAGAAGTAAAGTCATATAATTCATTTAGACGCAACTGGTATCTTAGGTCAAACATACTTATAGATGCTTGTGAATCTGTGACAGGAAATATCCTGGTTACACCAACAATATCTAAAGTATTATTAGCCTGATCTGTTGCTTCAGTCAAATTTAGATATCTATTATTAACATCTGTTTGACTTATCGCTTTAATGTAATAGACTTTTTGTAACCCATCAAAATGATAATCTTGCCAATATTGTAGTGCATCATCGATACGATCTTCTATTTGATCATCATCGACATTAATTTCAATGACAGGAAACCCAAGTCTGCGTAGACAATAGTCCTTAAATTCGGACCTTGAAGTTGGGTTCGCCATAACTGGAGTTTCCTATATTGTTTACTCTGATTCTAAGATTTGTTTAATTTTTTCTCTTAATGTCTCATCTGTCCATGTACCGCGAACTGCAAGGTATTCATCACCAGTCCAAGCATTGATGTTGCGATATGTTGGAGGATTAGTAGGAAAAACAATCATTGCTTGAACCGAGTTTCTTGGTCCACGCCCTTGATTTCCTTCATTTTCATTGCCATAACCATAGTTTTCCTGTACGTCAACCAAATCAAAAGATTCGACTTCAACAGCTGCCACGGCAGGAACAACTACAACTTTTTTAGCTAATACAGTCATTTTAAATCTCCTTTTAAAAGTGTCCTTGTATTTATGTTTTTGAAAATCGTTTATTTATGAACTAATCTTTTTCTGTAACTATTACGGCAACTTTATCTACCCATATTAATCTACCGTGACACGCAATATTCCATTTGGTTTCACCGTGTTCATGAGTACATTCCGTAAAAGTTTCTCCTATTAGTCTCACATCTGTTGCCAGATATTCAACACCATTTTCAAAAATTCTCCAAACTAAATCGGAACCATTGTGTTTGGTGTTGAATCTAACATGATACTTGTTCATTTTAAACCAAGTTCTTCTCTAATTTTAGTTCCAGAAATACTGGTAATAGATTCATCAAACTTTTCTTCGCCTGATGTATAACCGACACCACGCCCCCAACCAATATGAACAATGTTTGGTACAACTTGAATTTCATATTGCCCTTGATATAATGGATCCAAATCACGTTTAATGAGTGATTTTACCTGTTCTACGGCAAAAGGATTGCTGCCTTGCCATCCTTGCACATCTCGCACTTGAATGACAACTTGACCTGTACGAGCAATTAATCGGTCAAACAACGCACGATGCCCGGCATGCCACGGTTGCCAACGTCCTAACATCTGTACAGTTTCTTTCTTCCAATCAAATGTTGGTCTACGTTTGTTATATAAAATGTGATAACCGATGAACTCTGCCCACTTCTCACAGTTTTGTTCTGTGATACGGAAGTCATACACTTCAGGTGGAACAAAGGCCTTATTCGTATCTTCATAACGTCCAGCATCGATTGTGTCTACCCAAATTGTCCAGTCTGCTTTAAAGTTATTACGCATTTCAACTAACGGTGCAACAAAGTCACAAATGACAAAATCACCTGTACATTCTAATGCAAATCTTGCCATTCTAATACTTTGCCTGATACGTCCTTCTTTACTAAAGTCCCAATCATTATATTTTTGTCGAACATCATCAGCATTAAACCAATCAACTTTTGATTTATATTCTGTCGGCAATAATTCCATTGTTCTTGCACGATACAAAGGCATCGTTTCAATTGAACTATTTGATTCTAAATAAGTTTTTAATGCTTTTGCTAGAAATGTTTTGCCTGCACCGGGTAGACCCATAACTAAAATTTTCTGTGGCATAATTCACTCCTTATGAATATAAATCTTTAATGTCATCAGTATCTTCTTTCTCACGTTTAATTTCCGTATCTTCTACCGTATTTGTTTGCGGCATAGATGTTTGTTTTTCAAAGGCTTCAGCAAAATCTACTGCATACATATTGTCTGCAACTTGCCCGCAAGTTGTTTTTGGATTTAACCAAACAGTATAACCCATTTCTTTAATCTTGTCGCACAAGACAATGCTTTCGTTGAAAAATTTACCGTCTTTAATTGCACACTCAAAGACATTTTTCACTTCGTTTCCAGTATTATTTGTAACTGATAACGATCCATCTAACAATGCATCAACAAGGTTTTTACTTAACTTCAACATACCTGTACTTGCATAACGGACTTCGATAAATCCGTCATCATTTTTATTGATGTTGTCCATATCAATATCTAAATCAAACACCACATTATTAAATAGTTTCTTCACAACTGGAAGTGCAATTGCATCTTCTTCATGTAAACATATTTCTAGTAGAGAAATTGGATCCCATGCCAAATCTGGATTTACAAAAACGGCAGCAACAAAATCTTCCGAACGAACAATATTTAATAGTTCATTTTTTGCCATCATTGGATTATCTACTTGACCAACAATTACTGGAAAAACTCTAATACCATTAAATGCTGCCATTCTGATAGTAGTCGCCAAACTATTCACATAGATTTCACTTAAAGTGTTGTCTTTTGAGTATGTCAAAATGAAAATATTTTTAAATTGCGGTTGAGTTTCCTCTGTTACCGGTTCGACCACTTCTTCGACTTCTTGTGCTTTTGCTCTATTGCTTTTCATATCACTCCCCTTAGTAAAACTTTTTATATTGATCCAAATAATTTATGCCTTTTGATTCCTGCTTTATTTCATTTTTTAAAGGTTTAATTTTTGCGTACCATTTTTCAAAATCACCTTTATATTTTTTGCCACCAACATGATTGCAAGTAACTTTTGTATCTAGATAAATTTTAAAGTTGCCTTCTTCTCTCAACCTTCGACATACTGCAATATCCTCGCTAATCATGCCGCCGCCTTTAACACTCACATCAAAAATCCATCGCCTGTCTTTTATTTTTTCACCTGGTGTTTCTGGAGTTTCTATATACCTCTCACTATTATCCCACAACCATTGACAGGCCTTTTTACTAAACCTTAAAAATCCTGTACCTAATGCATCAACTTCTTTTAGACCAAACGGTCCTGGTTTCATATCACCAAAACTACCAACATACATTTCAAAATTATCACCTTTCTTTGGGTATGTTCCGCCAACAACATCAACATCATAATTAAGCAACTTGAATAACCATTCTGGTTGCCATTCAATATCGGTATCAATCCAAAACAAATCATCACATTCTTGTTCTAGGGCAATAAAAACGGTATCGTTTCTTGACCTTTGAATCAACGCATCAAAACTCACCCACATTGGAATCAAATCAACATTTAAATTATTATCATACGAATGTTTTATAGAATTTATCAGACTGTTTGTATACCAAACATCAATTCTTCCGTCATAGGATGGTGATCCTATTAAAACTTTTCTTTTATTTTTTGGCATTTGATGCTTCACTTAAAAATGTTTTCCACTCAATCAATTTTCTGTCCCATGTAAAAAATTCATTATAATAATCAGATTGACGTTTATGAAAAACATTATCATGTTTATATGAATCTATTGTTCTATTTAATTCTTTTGTATAACTTTCGATTAAAAAATCATAATCTTTTGTATAAGTAACAAAAGATGCCCAATCTGAACATGTTTCATATAATGCACCAAAATTTGTAACCAACATCTTACATCCTGCTGCACCTGCTTCTATTGCTGCGATACAACTAGTCTCTTCAAAAATACTTGGATATGTGTATATATGTGCGTTTTGTAACGCTCTTCTGATACCAGCATTTGATGCATAACCCATATAATTAACATTCTTCATACTCTTGGCACGAGCAAAAAGTTTATCGTACATGCCTTTTGTCATCTCTTCAAATGCTTTGCCATAAATTACATTTGAAGAGTACACATCAAGTTCAACATCATCACGATTCAATCGTTCAAAACATTCTAAAAGAATATGTAAACCGCGCCATGGTGTAGACGTATAAATTAATTTTAATTTACTTGTGTTCTTTTTTGGTATGAATTGTATTTTGTCTATTGAATTTTTAATGACAACAGAATTTTTTTCTGGTGCGTTAAAAACATTTCTAAATTTTTCATATGCCCAATGTGAGTTGTATACAAAGTAATCAACTTTGTCGGTAAATGTTTTATCACCCATTAATTTAACATTATCTTGGTCATAACTTAATTGTTGCCAAATAATATTAATTTTATTTGGTATAATTCTTTCGTGTTTACAGATGCAAGATATTAGATTG